ACTGAGCTAAGTACTCCAGAGCAGCCAAAAGAATTTCCGGATCATCTTTGGCCATCCCCAGCAACAAGTTGCAGGGGTGACAAAGCATTCCCCGAGCCTGTCCAGTCTTGTGGCAATGATCGCCTACAAGGGGGAGGGACTGACGACAAATAGCACACACTCCACCTTGGGCATCAATCACCAGTTGGCGTTCAGCTCGGGTGCGTCTGTCACCCTGGTCCCGACGCCCGCGCAGGGCTCGCCACTCACGTTGATACTTCAAGACGCTAGGCATACACTTATAGCCAGAGCGGCGTCCTCCGTGCTTTATTTTAACCGGCCCACATTCAGAACATATCCCCGTACGAGCTTCCGGGTCTATATTTGTCAGTCGGTGCATATGTCCATCCTAGTACCGCTTGCGGGTTTCGAACCCGCGACCTTCGCGCTGAGAACGCGACGTGCTACCACTGCACCAAAGCGGCGTAGTGACGCTGACGGGATTCGAACCCGCGTGAGTGCCGGATTGAAAGTCCGGTGGCCTACCTTTAGCCCACAGCGCCGAGCGTCTAGCTGGGCTCGGCTTCAGGTTCAGGTAGTGCGGAGGGGTCGGTTAGGTGCCAGGTGGTGCCGGAGACAGTGATGTCTCGGGTGCGCCACTTGTAGCCCTTCACGAACTCGTCCTCCGGGAAGCCAATCTCCTTGGCGGTGTTCTTGACGATCTCCAGGAACTGCTTGCGGTCCTCGGGAGTAGCGATCGGGCGCGTCAGTGCAATCCCCCAGTGGACATCGCCATTGGGTAGCTCTACGCCGTATTCAGTCTCGGCCATTCTCTTCTTCCCATTTCTGGAAGTCGGCGGATAACGCCTTCTTGATGTCTACCCGAACCAACTCTAGTTGTTCCTGATCGGGTATCCAAGGCATCTTATCACCATCGGGGCTTAACACCAGTCATCTCCTCGTAAGTCTCCAACATTTCCAGCAGGATGTCGCGCGATTCTTTTACCGATGGGTCATTACCACCGGCTTCAATTTCGGGCCAGTCGGCCAATACCTGGCCCATCCAGTTCGCCATGTGGCACACGTTGTAGAAGTCGGGGTCCTGAACCAGTTCGGCGACAAGTACCTCTCCCTTGGCGACCATCTCCCGGCGGCGGATGGCGCGGTCCACTCGTCCCTCGTCAGCATTGCGGCGGGCCCGGCGCGAACTGGGGCCACGGTTGACCTTGTCCAGGGCACCGAGGGTCACCATGTCACGATGGACTTGGGCCAGCTTCTCGGCGTCGCCACCCTTGCCGGGCAGAGCCACCAGCTTCTTCTTGCGGCGGCCCATCTTGGGCATCTCGCCGCGCTTCTCGTCACTGATCTCGGGCCGGGAACGGTTCAGTGCCACCTCGGGCTTGCCGCCGTCTCCGGGCTCCTCAGAGTCCTCTACCTTCCCGCCCGGGGGGAACGCATGCGGCGGGAACATCGTCGACCAGCGACGGTTACCGCGCTTGGACGCGGCCACCTGCTGAGGCTGCATCGTCGCGGCGGCGGCCCCGGATCCCAGCGTCGGGTCGGCGGTTGCGCCCTCGGCGGCGTCCTGGTTGGCCTCGGCGGCGTCCTGACCGGCTTCCTGCATGGTCTGGCCGTCGGCGGCGTTGGGGTCGGTGGAGTCCGACCCGGCCAGCGGCTGCATGGTGGTGCCGGGCAGCAGCCCCATCATCCCGGCGGGAGACGCTTGGGCCAGCTGCTGGTCCATCATCTTGTTCTGGCTCTCGGCGGCCTCGGTCTGGGCCAGCATCGAGCGCAGCTGCAGGGTGGCCTCCAGGTGCTCGGCCAGCTCTGCCGGGTACGGGTAGTCCTGGGCGTCGCACAGCTCCTGCAGGACGTGCATGCTCTCGGCCTGGGCCAGACCCTTGTCGACGGTCTCCTGGCTCTGGCGCTCCAGCTCTTCCTTGAACTCGAACGGGATGTTGATGGCCAGGGTCTTGTCCGAGATCGGCACACCCAGCTGCTTCAGCTCGGAGACGAACTGACGCTCGGTCGCCTCGTCGCGCAGGTTCAGGGTGGCGAACTTGACCTCGGGGATCAGCAGCTTGGGGACCTTGACGATCTCCTCCTCGCCGGTCTCCTCGTTGATCTCGACGATGTGCTCGTAGATCGGCTTGCGGATGCCACCTTTCAGTTCGAAGTCGTACATCTCCTGGGCCTCGGCGATGATCTCCATGCGCTTGCGCATGTGCTTGATCGCCTTGTTCTGGGCCGACTTCATCAGCTGCTCGCAGACCTCGCGGTTGATCGCCGAGGATGCGTAGGTCCCCCCGGAGCCGCCCATGATCAGCGCCTCGCCGATACCCCAGGCCTGCATCAGCTTGGAGTCGACCCGCTGGTAGTCCTGATCGAACCGGGGCACACTCTCGCGCCCGAACACCGGGGTGATCTGCAGGCCGAAGTTGTGGACGAGCAGCTTGAAGTCACCGGCCAGCGCGGCCTGGATATCATCGCGCAGGTCTTCCAGTTCACCCTGGTCGGGGATCCACGGCTCGCCGTCGCCCATCGCTCCCTCGATACCGAGGGTGGCCAGGATCATCGGGGCGTAGAGCCGGTCGCAGACCGCGTCCTGGGCAGCGTTGAGCGACTCTTCGAGCAGCAGGTTGCGGAAGGACCGCAGCAGGTGCGGGGTGCCGCGCAGGTCCCACCAGGCGGCCTTGTTGACCAGTCGCGAGCACAGCGAGTCGCTCACGTCGAGGCCGTCGTCCTGGGCTGCGGCCTTGATGATCTCTGGGTAGTGCTGGACCAGCTGCTGGTACTCCCAGGTCCGCTCGTACTTCTCGCTCGGAGATTCCTCGTTGGAGGCCATCCCCTCGGGCCCGGTGCGCAGGCTCTCGACCAGATCCTTAACCAGCAGCTGCACCCGCTCCTGCTCGACGAACAGCGACTTGGAGACCTTGATCATGTCCGGGTTGAGAATCTCCTCGGACGACCAGATACCGAGCTGCTCGTTGAAGTGGGCCAGCGCGGTGGCCTCGCCGACCATGAAGTACTCGCGCATCAGGCCGTCGGGCAGGAACTCTTCGTAGCCGAGCCGGTTGAGGAACATGTCCTCGAAGAACTCTTCGACCTTCTTGTCCTTGCAGCGGAACTCCATGCCCTGCACGGGGAACTTGGCGTAGATGTCTATGAGCAGGGGAACTAGGTCGTGGGTGGAGTAGAACAGGCGGCAGTTCCGACTCGCGTATCCCCAAGCGGTGTAGTTGCCGGTCGTGGTCTGCATTGAGACGACCTCGCCCGGGCCCAAGCTTTCGATCGAGACGACCCGGTCGGGCTCGCCAAAGTTCTTAGTCAAGAAGACCTCGTCGAGCCGTCCCTGGTTGAACTTGGCCGGATGCGCCCAGTTAAAGAAGTCGAGCACCTGCTGGCAGTTCTTGCGCGCCGCGCCGGTCTGCTGACCCCCGCGGGCGAGATCCCAGACCACCATCTGGCCCCCGTGGTGCCCAGACCCCCGTGCTGGGTCGTCGCGCTCGACCACCCGTCGGCGGTAGGTCATGCCGAGGATGTCGAGGGATTCGTCGATCCGAGCGACGATGTCGGGATTGTGCTTCTGCGACTGGTGGATGCGGAGCGTGTGCTTGCTCCACGACCCCTCGCCATCGAAGATGCCCGCGAGATAGTGGGCCGCCGCGATCTTCTTCGAGTCGGTCAACGGAAGCGTGGGTTCCACGACCGAACGGGCGATCGACCCCACCTGCAGCGGGGCGTATTCGCTGCCGTAGCGCTTGGTCAGCGACTTCTCGGGTCCGTTGAGAATGCGCCCGTCGGGGCCCGGCACGTAGTACCGCAGCCATTCGTGGTCAGGCGTGCACTCCGCCGTGCGTCCCGAGGCGAAGGTAACCCTCACGACCTCGGGAGCCGTGCGCCTGTTGACGGCGAGGACCGTGGTGGGCACCAGTTCACGACGCCCGCTCCCCCACACGTCGGAATGGGTCTCCCAGCCAATGACGCGGTCTCCGGGCACGATGTCGCCGATCGGCTTGAAGGTGTA